GCACCCGGCTTCCTTTGGACGCTTCGCATGGGAAGTATCCCGGCTGGCAAGTTCCGGCAGAGCATCGCACACGTACTCAAGTCTGGGATGCAAGCGGGCATGCGATCGCGGACGCTCAACCCTGGAGCGGGCTCCATGGATACGTGGCGGGCAAGCGGCGGCGCGGGGTTGGGTACATCGATCCTGAAACAGGACAAGAGGCGACTTTCGGCGGCGGGTCCGATCCGAACGTGACTACGCTGCAGGATCCATTTGGGATCTACGGGCAAGGCGCTCCAACCTACTCCACTTCGACACCCAGCGGCGGCGGCTTCAACTATGGCCAGTTCTTCGCCGGGATCTCAAACAAGCTGGTGGATATCTTCGGGCGGAAAGTGGCGCCCACCACATACGTACGCGGGCCGAATGGCCAGTACATCGAAACTCCCGGCTCGGCGCCCTCGCTCACAACGGCCTTCAGCGCGGCAAGCGGCGGCGGCAATCTTCTCTTGTGGGGCGGTATCGGTTTGGGCGTGATTCTGGTAGCGAAGGCGTTCGGAGGTAAGAAATGAAAATCACGCTTACACAAGCCGAAGCCGACTGTCTGCTAAGGTGGCTTGGCGAAGCGCTCGCCTTGGAGGGTTGTCAAATCACCGGCCCCGAAACAGTGGACGCAGGATGCGCGGATCAGAAGCGGATTAAGTTAGCTACGGCAATAAGGGCAGAGATTCTTCGGTTCGAGAAGATTCGGTCAGATGTGCGGCATTCTGAGCGGTTTCACGCAAGTGAGGTCGGAGTCGGCTGATGTACATGCCCGTTGCTCAAACACCTCCGGACGCTGTGACGTGGGGCGGGTTCTATCCTCGCGGCATGGGGGATGCGGCGCAAACGGTAGGCGCGGTCTCCGGTTTGGGTACTCCGATTCTAACGGGAGCGCTCGCGTCTCACGCGGCAACTGTAGCGGCGGCGACTGGAGCACCGGCCTCAATCCTTGGGATGTCTGCAAGCCTGGCCGTTCCGATCATCGGCGCGGCGCTGGTCGGGGCCACAATAGCAATCACCTACCTGATTCGCAACTCGGGATGCGGGCAAACATGCGTGGTCACTTCCCAGTGGGCGAATCAAGCGGAGCAACTGCTAAAGCAGAATCTCGATGCTTACATGGCGCTTCCGACTCCGCGGCCTCGATCGGCTAACAATACGGCGCTCTCGAACTTCAATGTGATCTGGGCTCGGCTGGAGCAAATGTGTAGTGATCCTGCAACGGGGGACGCCGGCAAGCGCTGTATTTCGGATCGGGAGCGGGGCGCGTGTAAGTGGCGCGATGCCTCGGGGCAATGCTGGAATTGGTTCCTTGGCTACTACGATCCGATTGCAAACGATGCGAACGTAGTTGACGATTCGATTTCGGCGCAAGCCTCTGACGCGGTGAGTTCGGTTGTTTCCGCTGCGCAGAAATCTCCGACTATGGCGCTGCTCTTACTGGCGGGCGCTGGCCTGGTTATCTGGGGGCTCACGTGATCACAACTCGAAAGCGATTACGGCCTCGTTACGTCGGGCTTGGACTGCGCGGCCTCGGTCGGATTGGACTCGCCGGGTGCGAGCCTGAAAACTGCGGCGCGGCTTCCAGCGTTTCGGAACAGTGGGCGTGTGTCCAGCGGAACGAAGCGAAACAAGATCCCATTACGGGGCGCTACTGCACTCCGACAAGTACGGGTTGGATCGATACGGGGCATGGAGCGGATTATCTAGGAACAAGCGTGGTAGTTCCGGATTATGTTGCACGGCAACAAACCTACACGTCTCAGGCTCCCACGCAGGATCTTAACTTGGTGAATTATTCGCCGCGCGTGACGTTCACGAACTCACGCGGCGGAAACGTCCTGTATCCCGGCGACACTTGGGCAATTCAAATCACGGGCGGGCGTCCGAACTCAACGGTCTATGTGATGGGTGGAAAGAACGGCGGTTCCGATACCAATCGGATGGGCGTCTCGGATTCGAGCGGCAACTTTTCTCTGTCGGGGACAATCAACGCTGGTGATGTAGGCTCCTGGGGTGAGCAATGGTCTGTGGGCGGAATTTCTGCGGGCGGGTTTTCGTTTGTAGTCCAACCGGCTCCGGCGCAAACTACCACCCCTCCACCGGCGAATCAGACTACACCTCCGCCACAGTTACAGACTGATCCGCCGGCCGCGTTGTCGTTTGGCGGATTCGACCTCTCCGCGATTCCTTGGTGGGGTTGGCTCGCAGGCGGGGCCGGAGCAATCTTTCTCTTTGGGGGTGGCCGTGGCCGATAGCGGACTTCTGAAAGTCGGAATCTTTGCAGGGGTGGGATATCTCGCGTGGAAATACATCAGCGGGATGACACCGGCAACGGCGACTACGACGGGCACACAGGGGTCAACGACTACCGGGGGATCGACGCCGGGTGTCGCGTTCAACTCGCTCGATGCGATTTATCAGCGTTTGGCGGCGGCAGTCGGCAGCACGCCCTACACGGCAGATCAATTTAACTTCTACCTAGCGGGGCAACTTCCAGCGGGCAAAACTCCCCCCTCGCCCACGGACGTGTTCACGGCGGCGGGTTGGGATCGTTCCGTGCCTATGACGCTCGCGAACTACTGGGGCGCGATGGCTCCGTATCTGAAGTCGAATCTGGGCCTGTCGGGGCTCGGGTGCTACGGGGAACTGTATGGCGCGATGCGCGGCGGGCTTTATGGAATCCGGAGGCGCGGGTAAATGTATCGACCTGCAAAGCGCGTGAGGGGCCGCGGCCTGGGGGCCTGCTCGATCGTCAATCCGGCAACGGGCGAGACGATCAATATTCCGAACTGCGGCGAGTCGGTAACTGTGACGCCGGATGAAACGGTCTACACGGATTTGGCAACGGGCAAATCAGTTTACTCGGAGCGTACGGACTGGATCAAGATCGGCCTTGCGGCGGCGGCGGGCATCCTGCTCTTGAAGGTAATTTCGAATCGATGAAGTGTCCGGACTGCGGGACTCAAATGGAGCGAAAGGGCAATATCCGCGAAGGCAGCGATACCGGGCATGGGCGGGAAGATTTGTATCAGTGTCCGAAGTGCAAGAACGTAGAAATCAAATGAAGCGGCGTACCAAAGTCGCGGTGATGCCCAATCCGAAGGGGCGGGTTGATGTCCTGCTCTCCGGGATTGTGGAGCGGTCTGTAAAGCTGCTGGTGCAGCCTCGCTCACCTCAACTTTGGGACGTGTTAGAACCTTACGTAAAAGACGCGGCGGCAAAGCAGATTCGTAAGTTGGGCGTGTCGCGGCGCGCGCTCTCGCCGGAAGAATTGCAATTAGTCCAGCAACTCTTGTCGGTTCCAGTTCCTTCACGGAGGGCCGGTTAATGTACGGCCTGGGATACACGCCTAAACTCGGATCGGGCGGCAACGTGATCGACTGCGATGCGTGGTCTAACTTATTCGAGGGAATCTGCTGGCAACCCGGCTCTACACTCCCAGTTCGCCCGCGGGCGGTAGATCCATCAAATCCGGATGCGCCGGCTGGCGTCGATCCAATCTTGCCGAATGATCGTTCTGGCTTCCCAAGTGATATTCCGTGGTTGTGGATTGGCTTGGGAGTAGTGGGGTTGGTCGCGGTAATGATTTTCCCATCGAGCGGTCCACGGAGGTATGGACGGTGAGGCTCCTACGCTTGCTGCTGTTCTATCTCTGCCTGATTCTCTTGCTGGGAATGGTCGTCTTGAACTCCGGCGCTTGCTTTATTGGACTGACGGCGGCGGCGTTTGCATTGGCCGCGCTGGAATGGCTGGAGTCATCGAAGTATCGAGGGGTGCGCTGATGTACGTCTCGAACGGCAGTCCATCCGTGCCACCTCCCTGCGGCTTGTATGGAGTGAAGGGCCTGGGACTTTTTGAAAGCGGACTCGATTTCACGCAGTGGGGTTGGCCGGAAGGGTTGGCGGTTGGAATCGGCCTGTACGTTTTGATCTCGGTAACTTCGACTACGAAGCGGGCGGGGCGTGCGGTGAGTCGGAAAGTGCGGGCGGCGGCTCGGGCATGAAGCGGCAAGCGAATATCTTCGGGTTCGGTTCGAAGGCGGCGGCGCCCTCGCGAACTCGCAGGAGTTCGCTTACAATTTCCAGCGCTTCGAAGCAGGCGCGTGAAGCAGGGTATCGGGGTAAAGACTTCCGCGAATGGCTGGAATCCAAACGGCTCACGGATCGATCGCAAGGCGTGTTGGATCGTCTCGGGGATGCTTACCGGCTCGGGATGGATGACCGTGAAGCAACGGATAACATCAAGCAAGGCCTGAGGCGGGCAAAAGAAATCGCGAAAACAGAGCGGCTTGCAAAGAAGTCACTCAAACCTGACGCGGTACAAGGGATCTTCGGGGATCTCTTGCGGACCAACGGCGGCAAGATCACAGACAGGGGCAATCGGTATCGGGCGCACCGGAATATGCCGGAAGGTCCAAAACTCTGCGGGTACTGTGGCGCTCGGCGTGGGCGTCTCGATGTTGAACACATCAACGGGCGCGAAGTAGACGCGGCTCCCGAAAATCTGATGTACGCCTGCCGTTCCTGTAACGTCGTGAAGGCCAACGTGATGCGGAAAGCTCGCATGGGCACCAAAACGAATCAGTACAATCCGACTTCAGGCGGAGCAAAGACGCTCGCGCAGTGGCTCACGGCGGTATCGGTAGTTACCCCGCACAAAGACAGGGGACAGGGTTCCTTGTTCCCGCTTGCCGGTAACGAAATGAGCGTTCCTGAAGCGGTGGCAATGATTCGGGCGACTCCCCCGGCAAAGCGTTCGTCTTTCGCGCGGGAGATTGCATCGCGGAAGTCCCAGCGGCGCGGCAATCCTGCGAAGGTGGGTCAGAGGGTAACTCAGGGCACGCCTGGTTCAAGAATGGGCGAGTACTCCGGCAAAGTCGTTGAGGTCAATAAAGAGACTGGAGAGGCACGGGTAAAGTGGGACGCAGGATTTGAGACGTGGACCACGCTTGATGATTTACGGCCATCGAAGCGCAATCCAATTCCCGCTGCTGCCATCGGCGCAGTCAATGACTACCTGGGGTATGCCGCTACAGGAGCGGCGGTAGGGGCCGGAGCAAAGTACGGCAGTAAGTTAGTGAAGGCGGCAACGCGGGGCAATTCTCGGGCTCGCATTGCGATTGGCGATGTGACGTACGATCGCGGCTCGAATAAGACTAGCATTCATGTCACCACGCCGGAATTCACGGACTGGTATACGGTCTCCGGGTACGTGTCGAAGTGTGACGCGCTCAAAATGGTGCGGCCTGTGGTAGAGCGGAAATTGAAGGCGCTGCAATCCAATCCTCGGCCCGTGATCGGCGGCGCTCGCATTGGTCGTCAACGTCCCAACTACGATGAACAGGTGGATGCGATCACGGCGGCAATGTCTCGCACGAAGTCTCCGGCAAAGTTGCTCGCGTTGATCAAAAAACGGGACGCTATTACGCGGAAAGCAACGGCAGAGTTTCGGCGCAATCCTGCAAGCGCGGCGGCGCAAGCCTACGAAGACTTCCACGGCGCACCCCCTCAGGAGTTCGTGACCGTCAAGCGGCAAGTACACGTACACCGGCATTTGGCCGGCGCTGGGACTCTGCGGAAACTGGTAGTTAAAACAGTGGACGGGAAAGCTCGCGTGACGATCCGATTCTATTCCGGGTCGGATGTGAAGCAAAAGACGCTGCTCGCGTTCAACGAAAAGCGAAATCAGTTATTTGTTGAAGGCGGGGATCAGGCCGTTAACTTGAAAGACTTCGGAATCTCCAAGCCTCACGAACTGGAGACGCTAGGGAAGGTCGAAAAAATCGACTACTTCACCACCAAGACGCATCTTGGAAGTGAAGGCGGAACGGCGGTCTACACACATAAATTCCGCATGGTGAATCAGGACGGCCAGCACGTCACAGTGCGAGTCGCGCGGTATCCCGATCTGATCTACCGGGTACTGGATAAGCAGTTGGAATTCTCGGGCGGATCGTACGAAATTCTAGCAGAGGGGATCAATCAATAATGCCCTATCAGGTTGGAGTGTTTGGGCCATTTAAGAGTATCGCAGCGGCGCGGAAGAAAGCCAAAGCGATTGCCAACGCGTACGGTCGATCCGTTGATATTCACAAAGTCGGTGCGGCGGGCCACGTTCAAGGCGTAGCGGCCTCGGTCGTCCCATCGAAGCGTGGTAACCCCGCGAAGTCAGTCCGTCTCCGCAACTTCAGCGGCACAATACGAGTCAATCCGGACAAGACAGTAAGTGTTGTAGGCAAGGGCAAGCGCGGCGCAAAGAAGGGGAAACGGTAAGTGGCTCAACGTCCCATCTTCAGCCTTTGCCATACCACCCGGAGAATACCGGGATGGGAGAAAGCAGCGCGTGAATGGATCGAAGCGGCGGATAATCCGCAGGCCGTTGAATACATTCTGTGCGTGGATGGCGTGGACGCTGACAAGGTGACGATTGAAGGCGTCTGGAGGTTTAGGACGTTTCTAGTGTTCAACGAGGGGCGGCGCTGCGCAGTGGACGGCTGGAACGCGGCGGCGGCGGCAAGCACCGGACAATTCCTGATCACAGTTTCAGACGATCTGAAGCCTATTCCACACTGGGATACGCGGCTACTCGAAGTGCTCGGGGATCGCATTGACGAAGAGGCGGTAGTTTGGGTCAACTCCGGCGAACAGCGCGATCTAATGGCGTTCTCGATGCTCACGCGGAAGTACTACGAACGCTACGGCTATATTTTCTATCCCGAATACCTGGGGATGTTTGGGGATGACGATTTCACGGCGCAAGCGATCAAAGACGGCGTGATAATCGACTGCCGCAAGACGCTTCCTTTGTTCGAGCATCTTCACCCGGCGCACGGGACGGCCGCAATGGACGAAGTGTACGCTTGGCAGAATCGGCCTGAAGCGTATCAGGTCGGGCTGAAGATTTTCGAACAGCGGCACGGCTCGCACCCTTTTATCAAAGAGCCCATGGCGAACGGAGCGGGCCTCGCATCACCCAAGCGGCGCATTGCGGTCTGTCTCCCTGGTTCATCGTTCCCTAAAGATTTCGTGTGCGCGTGGGGTCAAACCCTCGGCTATCTGATCAAGCAAGGCTGGATCGTCACGCCGATTTTCGGGCATACCTCCCTGGTGTATGTCACGCGGCAATCGATGTCGGATGCGGCGCTCGGGCTCCCCGACTATCACCAGTATGTTCTGTGGATGGATAGCGATCAGATCGTTATGCCGGGTGTTGTGGCTCGCCTGGTGAACTTCCTCGACACGTTCCCAGCGGTGGATATGATTGCAGGCTGGACCTACATCCAGCACGAAGAAACGGGCATCACTACGATATCGGCCGGCAAGTACACGCCGGATAATACGGCGGTCGTCTCGATTCCACTTGCCGAAATGGATCGAATTGCGAAAGACGGTCACCCGATTGAAGTAGAGTGGACGGGCTTTCCAGTGGTGCTGATGCGCCACGAAACGATCAGGAAAGCGGCGGCGAGTGCCAAAGCTCGCACCGGCGTTGCAAATCCCTTTGCTCCGATTCCTTCCACCTCTCCGTGGGGATTCACGGGGGAAGATATTAGTTTTTGCGTGAACGTGAAGGACGCGGGCGGGAGAATCTACGTGGACTCCGGCGCCTACGTGCCTCACCTGAAGTTGCGGGCCGTGATGCCTCCACCGGCGAATGAGACGCCGATAGCTGCGCGGCAAGACGAGCCCGAAGTCGCAGAGGATTTAGGTAGTATCATCGGTCGGTTCTACGTTGGCCAATCAGAAAATAGGGTCAAGCGTGCGCTCCGTCGCGTGCGGGAGTATACCGGCGTGTAACAAGATTGTGAAGGTTCGTCTGTTGTCCCGGCCAGTTCAGCAGGCGTTGTAGCAAACTCGAAAGGCAAGGCTTCGAAGGGCCTGCCAACACTACAGGGGAGAAATTCCCGACTCGTGTTGACAGGCCCTTTTGCTTTTCGGGGGTCCGAATTTTAATCGGCCTGCGGGCCAGAGGAGAAAGAAAGAAATGAACACATCGAGATCAGCAGTTAAGTTTCTCGGCGTGGCGCTGGTAGCGCTGGCTCTGATCGCATTGCCCGCGCTGGCCGTCACGTCTCAATATTCCGGTAATTCGTCTCCAGAACTCCGGCAATCGTCTCACGGGGGCGCAATTCCGTTCCGCGAACCTGGCACGGGTGGTCTTATGGGGTGGGCACTGGGGCTTGCGTTCGTCGCAGGTACAGTCACCGTCACTTACAAATATCCTGTGTCGGGAACTACGCCACCTACTGCAATTGAGGCGTCCCAAGTTCCGACAGTTACCGGGATCGTGACGTTTGCGGAGTCGGATACCACCGGCCTGTTTACGCATAACTTCGGGTTGGCAACTGGAGCGGGCGCGGCGGGCCTTCAGCCTTCCTTGGCATCGTTCTTCCCGGAGGTGATCATCACGTCGATTCTGAACTCCGGAACTGTGGTGGCAAACATCCAGATCGATTATGCGAGTTCCACCGGGAATCAACTGGTGTTCGCAAAGGGATCGATTGCCGGAACGGGCGGCACGCTGCTGTTTACTGTTCGCAAGCCGCATAGCATCGGGCTCTAACGGAGGTTGAAGTATGGCCTTCACGGAGCGAGAAGTAATCATTGCAAATCCAGCGCGGCGAAAGGCGCGAAAGGGAAACATGACAGCCAAACAGATCAAGTTTTTCGGAACGAAACGCCAGAAAGCCGCGCTCAAGGCGAAGCGCAGCAGCGCGGGCAAGAAGGCCCATCGCAAGGCGGCGAGTCGTTCTAAATCGAATTCTGCGCATCGGAAACGCACACCGAAGCGCAGCAACCCCGGCGAGATCATCTCGTTGACTCTCGGGAATCCAGCGAAAAGGAGAAAGTCAGTGGCAAGTACGAAACGCAAAAAGAAAGCCACGGGGCGGCGACACGCGAGCGCTGGACCCCGCATGAAGAAACGGACCAATCCAGGGAGGCGCGGGCATCGTCGCCGGAGCAATCCGGCCGGCGTGGGCCTCAACGTCACAGACCTGGTTGCACTGGGCGGTGGCGCCGTAGTCGGCGGTACGCTTCCCACGGTCGCAACGCAAGCCATTCTAGGCGCCAAGAACTCGGGAGCGATCGGGTATCTGGCGAACCTGGCGGCAACGTTTGTTCTCGCCTGGGGCGTAAACCGCTTCAGCAAGGGCAAGACGGGGCACACGTTCTCGATGGGTATTATCGCGGGCGGCATCGGCTCGGTGATCAAGCGAGCAATCACGGACTACTCAATCCTGGGTAGCTTCGGGCAGCAGCTTGGCATGGGCGATTACATGGTGTCGAACTGGGTCACCCCGCAACGCATGGTGGACGGGCTCAATTCGGCCATGGTGGAAATCCCTGGCGGCGGCTGGGGCGCTCCGGCCATGATCGCGGCTCCGGCTGGCGCGGCGGGCGGTATGGGATGCTACGGCCCTCCGTTGTACGGGTAGGCAAAATACCGGCAATATTTTGCCGGTTTGTTGACAACATTCCGGGCGCGGATCTCGTAAGCCGCGCCCAACACTTCAACTCTGGCAAGCGGGCATCGCAAAGAAGGCGCAAGGCTCGCGGGGAAATTAACGACAATGGGAATGTACGACGGCTTTTATATCGCGGGTGACAAGAATCGGCCCGTCCCGACGATCAAGGTTGCAGGGCGCGACACGGGGGCGCTGGATGTCAACTCGCTTATCGCGAACATGGTGGACCGTACGCCGTGGGCGTGGTATGACACGCTGAAGCTGGCCCCTGGCGCGACTGTGGTAAGCAGCTACACGCTGTTCCAGCAGCAGAAGGGCACCCCGGATCAGTACAACGGGAATCAGACCAAGACCTTCGTTGAGACGAACATGCTCAACGGCGGATCGTTCAACCCTCCGTACGATCTGTTGTTGCAGCGCATCGGTGTGGAAGTGTTCGCGGACTCGACGCTTTACGATATCGAGCAGATTTTCAAGTTCTCGTACCTGGAACTCTCGATTCAGGAAAAGACGTTCTTCCGCGGACCGCTGCAATGGTGGCCCTCGGGCTCCGGCATCTCCGGCATGACCACGAAGCAGAATGAGTCTTCCTGGGTCAACGGCTCGCCCAATCCGTACGCCACCCGTTCCTTCGGCAATTTTTCCCGGTACATCGCTCCGCTGATGAACTTCGCGGTCACGATTTACTTCCCGGAGACGGTCGGAGCGGCGACAAACACGGCTGCCGGCGCGACTACGAACCTATCGGCCGCGCAGATTGCCAACGGCCAGACGGCGGCGGCGCTCCCGATCCTGAATACTCAGGGACAGGGCGGCTCGGGCGTCTGGATGAAGGTCTATCTCGATGGCCTGGTGGATCGTCCGGTTCAATAGGAATCGGCGCTTTCGCTCACAAGACAGGGCCGGGGTAACGAACTCCGGCCCTCTACTTGCAAATGTCTTTTACATGCCTCAACCTGATAACATTATGGCCATTTTCCTATCCGCGAATACAATCATGCTGCTCGGATTGGCCGTGGTTCTTGGTCGCTATTTGCAGCGTGTGGACTCCGCAGAAAGAGCGATTCAGACGATTCAGAACGGTAAAGTGGATGTTGCCATGGCGACACTCGCGACTCAAGTTTCCTTTCTTTCCGCTGCCGTTGCCGACATGCAAAAACAAATGCAGCGGATCTCAGATTATTTAATGATTCAACACCCAAAACAACAGCACTCGGAGAACGGAGACTAATGTACCTCCCTGGCTTTCCAACTCCGATACCTGGCGGCATGGGGCCGGATCAGGAGTACGCGGCGTCCAACCCTCCGCGCAATTCGATGGATGCGCCCTCGCCGCAAGAAATGGCCGATAACTACTCGTACCTGTCGAACTGGGGCGCGGCGGTCGCACGGGCGGAACTCGCGCCACGGCAAGCGGCGGAAGTGGCGCAAGGCGGACGGCCCGGTAACTTGCAGGCGTTTGGCGACTCGGCAAATGCAGCGCTTGGGATGGGGCCGGCCGATCTCTTGCAGGAGATTGCAGCGGCTCCGAAGATTGGCCACAAAGACGAGTATCAGACGAAAGCCTGCCCGCAGTCGGACTCGAATGCAAACGTCTGCCCTCCGGTCTCCAGCGCTCCAGGATGGGGCAATTCGGGCATCTCGTTTCCTGGTCCTAAAGTCTGCAATCCGGTACTTTCTTGGATTTCCAGCAACCCGTGGTTGTTTGTGGGCCTTGTGGTGGCAGGTGGGATTGCGTTAGATTCACTCATGAGCGACGGCAAGTAATGCCAGATACATTCTACGAACGCCACCACGATTACGTAATGGACGTGGGCAATTCCTTTGCGAACACGCCTTGGCAGCAACAAGCCACGCTGGGGACGCTGGTAGCAGGCCGGCAGTACCCCGGCATTCCGCTCACGCTGGAACTTGACGCTCCTTTCATTCTTCGGGGCATCGCAGCGCGTATGCAGTGGGATCTTGAGACGGGACAGAATGACCTGTCGCAACTCTACTTTCGGCTGAAGCGGGCGAACACGCGCTACACCTGCCCTGTGGATCAGTGGCTACCCTTCGAAGCATTTGCGCGGATCTACGGACAGGGCGGGAATCCGGGAATCATCTGGCCACACGAAGGCTATCCGCAAGGCGGCGTGATCGAAGTAGACCTTTGGAACAACGGGGCGGAAGATTTGGCGGGCGTGCAACTCGTTTTCCGCGGCGTCAAGCGCTGGGCGACGCCGCGGCCTTGCTTGTACCCTTCCAACATTTCGCGGGTGTTGAACTGGACGCGCTCTGTGAAGTGGGCTGGTATCGGCGTCTCCGGCCCTACGGCGCTTCAGCGAATCACGCTCAAGCCGATTACGGACGCCGATTTCGTCTTGCGCCATATGCAGGCGGGCTCGGTCTACAATCCGAACGCTCCGGACGCTTTCTTTCGGGCTCGCAACGTGTGGGCGCTGCTGCGAGACGATCAGGACAAGCCTTTCGCCAATGCGCCAGTGGACATCAACATTCTCTGCGGACAGGGGACCATGGCCACGGCAAGCGGCCTCGATAACTCCCAGCAGTTCGGCCCGTTCCATCCCGGTCTACTCTTTCCAGAGATCTACATTCAACGGAATCAGGCGTACTCGCTGGATGTGCTGCGGGATGACTCGGCGTATGTCGGACAGGCCGGATTGGGAGCGGTACGAATGGATTTCGCTTTAGGCGGAATCAAGGTGTTTGCGCAATGATCATCAAGGCTCCGTCGCTCTCTCCGCTCTACCTTCAGCAGTTTACCCGTGAACTCTGGAGCGAGTATGACGCCTATATCATGGCGCAACTCGAACCGGCAATTCGGGACGGGTGCTATGAGCCCAAAGTCTATAAGTCGCCGGATATCACGCAGGAGGTAATTGCCTCCGCAGGGTATGTTGCCCACGGCCTTTCCTTGACGCCTGGCGCTCTCCTACTCGGGTTCGTCTTTCCGCTGACCTCGCCCACGTCAGACGATTTCACGCAGGTGCAAATCCAGATTGAAGATGTGGGATTGCAGCATAAGCTATTCAGCGAACCGATACCCTGGTACTTCCTGTCAAACATGAAGCTCGGGATGCCGAATCTGATGTGTGTTCCCCATCCGATCGTGGTACCCGGCCGCTTGATGGTGGAATTCTGGAACGTCTCAGACGAAGAACTGCGGACGCAGCTTCAATACATCGTTCTGGAACCAAAGGCTGGGTTTGCAGCGGAGCAAGCGAACTGCGGGCGCGGGCTTTCCGGGTACGGCGACAATCCCAGCGCGGAACTTCAGGCAATCCGGCTCGCGGATCTCTGCCTGTCGCGTTGCGGCCGGCCGATTCCCCCTACGGGCCTCGCTTCAGTCGATCTCTATAAGGGCCTCTTCTATCAAACGGTAGTCGGGAATCAAGAGACACAGCAGCAGACCTTGGAGAACACGGGGGACACAACGTTTTTCCTTCGTGCAATCTCCGGCATCCCGGCGCCCTCGCTGGTGTATGTCCAGTTTCAAATGCCGAATGGTCGGACGTTGCAGCAGACCTTGCGGCCTTTCACACAGAACTGCGGCGTGGGCTCCAATCGGCAGTTGATCGATCCGGAAATACCCATCGAACCGGGCGAGAAAATCACCATTACCGGCGATACCTCGATCAACAACCCCGGCACAGACCAACCCTTCTCAGTTCTCCTTGAAGGGTCGGAGCGCTTCTATCTCAAGCCGAATCGAGCCTTTGAACGCCGGGTGTTTCAGTCGGAGCGGACGGCGACACTCCCGCGCATCTGGAACACGCGAAACCAGAATCCCATGGCCCCTCGGTGGATGACTCCCGATTTTCCAGGGGAAGGGGAGTCTTTTGTCTACACCACGTCTGAAGCAGTGTTTGCAGTCCCATCGGCGGGCGGCGGATCGAATAATAAAGTTCAAGTCCCAACGGAAGTCGGCTTTCACTTCTGGATGCGGCGATTCTGGGCGGTCTACACTTTTGACGATCTCACTTCGGGCACGCCTTACATTCGGGTCCGTGAAGGCTCCGGACGCCGGTTGCACGATGATTATGTGAATCTCGACTCCCAGAACGGACAGACCTACCCGGAATGGTGGTACGTGGCTCCAGGACGCGATATCATTGTTGACTTGAACATAGTCGATTCATCCGGAGCGGGCAATATCACGGTCCAGTACTTCTTTGAGGGAGTGCGGCGGGGGATCGGCGCGTGAGCGTAGCAACCAAGTCCGATCGCGCGAAGGTCAACGCTGAGCCTTGCCATTGTGTACGCTGCGGCGAGTGCGGCGGAAATGGCAACGTACGAGTTGACGGGTTGGCCGATTTTGACCTTGAGCCTTGCGAGGGTTGCGGCGGGTCCGGCATCACAGAGATTTGCGACCGTTGCCAACTGCTTAAAGACTTCGACTACGAGGATAATCTGTAATGCCTCGGATCTACACCGAACAGCGATCGGATGGCCTGTGGCAAGTAGTTGCGGAGTGGGATCACTGGGAAACAGTGAAGGCGGGTCCGATTGAAACGCAGGAGCGGGCCGAAGATGTAGCGGAGTTCCTGCGAGATCAGATTGAACAAGTTTTGACGCTGGAGAATGCAGCGTGAAGCTATACACAACAACAGCGAAGCGGGCGGGTTGCGCGGCGCTCCACGGGTACCCAGTCCATCGGGACGGAGCGCGATTGTTCGCAATGAGGGGCGGCGTCTTCACGCGATTGTTCCCCTGCCGCTATAACTTTGCTGAAGGGTGGGCCTAATGTATCGCCCACACTTTCCTTATTCTGCTCCCCCTCCTGGGTGTCACGATGAACCGTACGAGTATTTTTACGATTCGTCGGTAATGCAGGGCGTCTCCGTCGCGGCGCTGGCCTACTACTACTCGATCCTGTTTGCGCTGGACAAAGACGCGGAATTCAGATGGCGCGGGGTGAAGGTTGGCTTGCAGGATGTCTCTGTGCCTCTGGAAGTCCAGTGGAAGAACGCGGCGGGTGATGTAATGTCCGACGTCGTTTCCAACACCGTGGGGGATCAGGCGACAATCAACACCTCCCTGTACGCGGTAGGATCTGGCTTCACTCCCAACTTTGGCGGGTTTGCGGTCGCCTGGGACGAAGAGATTGTCTGTCCACCTGGCGCGGTGCTGGAATCGAACTGGTTCAACGCGAATGCAGCGGCGGCGGTGATCCTTCCCAGTTCCGTTACGCTGCTGGGCGTCAAGCGATTCTATGGGGGGCGGAAGTCGTGACAACCACAACGCACTACTGCCACGATTGCGGCGCACAGGTGCGAGCGCTCACGAACCTTGTCCCTGGCGGCGTCCTGATTCCGGCTGGGATCGATCCACGCGGGAGAAATCTGCGCTGTGATGCGTGCCAAGCAAAATGGGATGATTTGACGCGTCCGAAACGGGCGAGTGTTCTTCTCGGCGGAAAGGCGGTCGCATGAATCAGCCGGCCCTACTCACCGGCCCTCAAGCCGTACGCGCTGCGAGCTCCATGCGTCGATCTCCGGCGCCTGCTCAGCCTGTTCCATTTCCTTGGGACTTGGCACCCAAAGACTCGCGACCGGTCTACGAACACGGCGCCGTAGCGAGCCCCGCGCAAGGGTCCACGGTTACCGTGGTGGAATACCATGTTCCTGACGGCTTCCAGTTCGCATTGCGCGGCCGGATCAACGTTTACACCGGCACAATGGTAATCGGCTCGGGTGATGCGCTGTGGACTACAGACGTGAACCGGAAACCGGGCGTGACTACCCCGCAAGGGTGGGGAATCGAAGGCATGACGGCAGAGCCTTACGGCGTGGGCTCTCTGACGGGCGGGCCGTTCCCAGTTCACGGCTATCTGGTGTTCGATCCGAACGATATCATTCGCGTGCGGGCGTCAAACGTCAATGTGGACGCGGACGCTCCAAACTACTTCATTTCTGTTCTAATGGGGTGGATATGGCCCACCGGGAAATAGCGCCACCTAAAACACATTTTCCGGTAACTCCAGTTCAGGTTTCCTGTCCGCATTGCGGCTCTGGCCCTGGTCGCCCTTGTCGTTCTGAAAACGGCGTCCGTCTTCAGATTGCCCATTCAGCGCGGCGAATCTTAGCGCGTTGCGGCGTGACTCCTATACTGGCCCCCTGTGACGCGGAAGAACTCACGCTACCGTGAGAGCGGCATTGTGTCATAATGTACCAATCATGAAACTACGCTATGCGCTGTTTTCTCTTATGACCGTGATTGGGCTGGCTGTCGCTGCGGTCTCCGTCAAGGCGTCCAACGTTTCCTGTCCGCTACACTCGCATTCGGCGGCGGGTTCCTTTGCTCCGATTCCGCAGAGTCCCGCTACCGTCGAACAGGAATTAGCCAATTGCCCGTTTCTCGCGGAAGTGAAGCGCTGGCAGGAATGGCGGCAACGGCACCCGAACGCCCATAGTCGATTTCCGAAGCTGAACATTGAGGCGAACGCTGCCAAAGTGCAAGCGGTCAACCTGGGGGCGCTGGCCTTCAGTCCGACTCCCGATGATGAACCGGAGCCCGATCCTTCTAGCGAAGGGTGCGGCTGTGGCTGGTGGACGGCGCTAGTTGGCGGGTGCGGTCTGCTGCATATGCTTTACGGTACCTAGTTCATGAAGCGCAAGACATCGCACTTCAACCACGATACGAAACCTCCGGCTCCTGAGGATCAGATACCGGGACGCGGGCCGCTGCTGCACCCGGCGAGTCCCGCTTCTTCAAGCCGTCCGACTCCCAAGCCCGAAGAAAAATAGCATGTCCCTCGAACTCATATTTTGCAGCGGCTTCGACTTCCACAATACAGCGGGCCTCGCCTTCGACTGGGACAATGTAGGGACCGACACGAAGGTAAACACCACGTTGGGAGTCCCGCGCACTGGCATAGGATGCCTAGAAATTACAAGCGCGGCATTTGGCCCTTCGAAGGTCTTCACGGCAAGCGATCAGGTGATGTGTACCACGGCCTTTAATCCCAACGGGGGAGTTCCGGCCGGCACAAAAGCAAATATCATGTGGCTGATTTCAGCGGCCACGGCAGATCAGCAAATTCGAGTCTGCTACGAGCCCGATCTTTCGATATCGGTCTACAACGGCAATGATCCCTTCCCGCTGCTGCTGGGGCAAAGCGCTGCGGGCGTAATCGACACTTCCGGCTACAACTACATCACCTGCAAAGCGTTCATTCACGCCACGCAGGGCAGTGTGCAAATCCGGGTTAACGGCGTTCTGGTGTTGAATCTTCAGAACGTCAAGACGCGCGTTACGGGGTCGGCGGCAAGCGTGGATAAGTGGCAACTCTTGAGCCTTTCAACTACCACCCAGTATCACGATGATTCGACGCTTTGGTACTGGACGGATGCCGCAGACGATATCACCGGCGCTCCGCTGATCTATTGCGCAATGCCTACCGCAGACGTATCGGTCGCATGGACTCCCAGCGCGGGCGGAACTAACTTCAACCTGGTGGATGAAATTCCGCAAAGCACAGTGGATTACGTGTCATCGGCCGCGGCGGGGTCGATTGATCAATACACCCATGCTATTCCCGTTCTTGAGCAAGTTCCCGCGCTGCCGGCGTCTTTTACCGTGCTCGGGTGTCTGCATTCCTTGCTGGCTGAACTCGACGGGCCGGGAGCGCACACGCTGGCTTCTGATGCGGACGGGGATGTAGGAGCGGCGGAAGCTCTCACTACTTCGTATGCCTACCGGGTGACACCGAGAACACCGGGGCCGGTTTCTTCCCTGGCAACTTTGGCGACTACACCCTTTGGGCCGGATCTGGTAACATAAACACCGGGTTTGGTCGCGCGTCCAATGTCTTCCACGCTTCAGCGCTCTAACGCCGGTCGCACAAAGCGGGCCTTGCAGCGGCTTTCTATTTGCCCGTGCGGGTATCCCGTTCTTCACGATGACATCGCAGTAGGAACGGTCTATCTGATTAACCTTTCAACACTGCGGGATGGGTTCTTCTATCGCTGCGGGCGCTGTGGGGTCCAACACCGAAACGTTCGTGTAGTCGATGCGGCGTCCGTCCGGAATCCGACTGCGCTATTTCGCCCCTTGCCATACGAACTATTTGAAAGGGCGTCTTGAATGGCTCCAGCAATTCCCTTTGCTCCTGGCCTCTACTCGGTTCCCATCCAACGGCATTTGCTTGGCCTCGGCGGGTCTGTTCACCTCGCACCACCCAGCTTCCTCGATCGAGACGGGCGGGAAGTGGAGGGAATCTGGGTGGAAGTGGCCTGCGGCGACGGATACAAGCGCTATAGGGCGCTGCCGACTCTCCGGCGCTGCCAACACCCGGCGAATGCTGCCCGATACAATGGCGGGCGTCCCTTGCCCGAAGAAAGGGCGCTTTAATGGCGGCTCGGGTAGCTCAATCCGTCGTACAACTCCTGCTGGCAACCAATCCGAACGCTCGCGTTGCTCAATCTGTAGTGCAACTGATCCTGATACCCTCTCCGGCTCCCCCGGCAACAATTCCTTTCCGGCCTCTTGGCGGTGGCGGGATGATCGAGCCTCAATGCTGCCCTCCAGCACCTCCTAGACCAAGGTGTGTGGATGAATACCCGGAGTCTGAACCTATGAGTGCTGAACTGATTCAGAGTTTGTTCCGCCATCGGCGGTAACGGTTTCTTCGGGCGTGGGCGGTATCCGGCTGGAACTGGCAGTACTCGCCGGACGCAGCGCACTGACGTACAATCCAGATAAATGACGCGGGCAGAACGAGAGACGATCCGCAAAGCGCTGAAGTTGATAATGGCCGACGATGCGGACTTTCACGCGGGCGTATCGATGCTGGCAGAGCTCGCCGGTCTCACCTATCCGGCCAACGATATATTGAAGACCGCACGTCGCATGGACATTCGGACACTCGCGGCGCGGTCCAACTCCACGTTCCGCGTGTCTCATAAAGGGTAATATTCCAACGCTGTGAGACGGTCTGGTACTGGTGGGCCTTGCGGATTCTTGTAAGTTCGTCTCATAATGCAGGGCATGAACGGCACTCAGATTGAACAGCGCGTAGCTCTCGCGCTTCTGCATACCGAAACTGCAAAGATAAAATTGCTGGCCGTGGCGCAGCGATGCGCTTACCCTCAAATGCTGATGCCTTCGGAACTGGCCGATCTTCGCTCTAACGCCATCACTGCCCAAATTGACTTGCGGGCGGCTCTGCGTGAGGCGGATATCGTGTTTCAACTGGTCGGGCCAGCGAAGGACGCGGCATGACTCCAGAGCAGTTACATGTTCTTCAGCACTCCCTTGGCGTGGATCAGTACGGGCAAGGGCGGCAGTATCGCAATCATTTCTGCGCTGGGGGTGCCGATGTCGCCCTCTGCCGTTCGCTAGTGGGGTTGGGCTATATGATCGAGCGGCCCGCGAGCGAACTGACCGGGGGTTCTCCGCTGTTTCATGTCACGGATGCCGGGAAAGCGGCGATGCTAGCGGAAAGCCCGAAAGCACCCGTGCTTACGCGGTCGCAGCAACGGTACCGGGACTTTCTGCATGCCGATACGGGCGGTTCGTTCATAGAGTGGCTAAAGGATCGGGCTGAATTCGAGCGGGAACGGCGGCGGGCATGATCTACGGCTATGCCCGCGTCTCCACCGGCGAACAATCCCCAGCCCTGCAACTCACAGCACTGAAGAACGCCGGGTGTCAGACGATCTTTCGTGATAACGGGCTCTCCGGCAAGAACATGCACCGGCCCGGTTTGAAGCGCTGCTTAAAGGCTCTCGCGTCCGGCGACACGCTTACCGTTTGGAAAATGGACAGACTGGCCCGAAGTCTAAAGGACCTGATTTCGATCTTGGACGATTTAAAGGGGCGGGGTGTCTCGTTCCTTTCCGTTACAGAGTCTATCGACACCGGAACGCCAGCGGGCCGCGCCATGTGGCAACTGATCGGGGTATTCGCGGAACTGGAACGTTCGATGATCCAGGAGCGCACGCAGGCCGGATTAAAAGAAGCGCGGCGGCGGGGCGTGAAGTTCGGGCCGAAAGAAAAACTGAACTCGCAGCAGATCTTGCGAGCAAAGTCGCTGATCGACAAGGGAGAGAAGGTGTCTGACGTGGCGAAACTTTACAATGTAAGCAGGGCTACTCTGTACCGGGTGTTGGCGGCGTGAAGTTCATTCACGATTCGCGTACGCCCTACTTCCCGCGTCCGGTCGAAGACTTGCCGCGCTGCCTGAATCCGGATTGCGCCTGCCACACCGGGCCGGAGTCAGAGCGGGTACATACTCCGTTTCCGCAGTTCCACCCATACGAACTTTCCACGTGCTATTGCTGCTCGGAATGCCACAGCGTGCGTAAGCCTTTCGTCCGGCTGATGGAATCAGGCAAGGGGCGCGGGCGGTGAAGCCAAAACGCCATCGCTGCCACTACTGCGGGAAACTCAGCGCTTCGGCGCGGCGCGTGATCGATAGCGGCTCCATTTCATCGGAACTCTATTGGGCGTGTCGCAGCACTGAGGCGTGCTGGAAGCGGCGCTTGGGAAAGACCCGCGTTACGTGTCTCGTGATCGGCAACCCTCCCACCCGGCGAATGAAGTCACGAAAGAGGCGCGGGCGGTGAGGCGCGACGAAGACGGCGTTTGGGTTCCTTGGCCTTCGAATCGCACGCCAGAGCATAAGCCGCACACCATAGACCCTGAAACGGGAATCTGGCCCATGTCGGAATGGGGGTCAGAATGCGCTCGTGGTTTCGTATCGGATGCCCGCTTCTCAGCTACAGATAAAGTCATTCCACGGACCAATCGAAACGAAACGCGGAAGTGGCGGGCGGTCAAAAGCGCGTGAGTCTGCCCCTCTGCATTGATCTATTCTGCGGGCTCGGAGGATGGGCCGAAGGCGCTCTTGCCGAAGGGTACGAAGTGGTGGGATTCGATATCGAGCGGCACTGCTACGGCGATCAGAAATACCCGGCTCAACTCGTGCTGCAAGACGTTCTGACGCTCCACGGTTCACAGTTCAAAGACGCGGCGCTTATCGTGGCAAGCCCTCCGTGTCAAGCCTACTCGTACATGGCGATGCCTTGGGATCGTGCGAAGCGGGAGATACGCTGGCAACGCTGGATGCAAACCTCGAAGTTCTCCCCTGGCTTCACGCTCAACGCATTGTTTGATTCGTGCTTCCGCATTCAGCAAGAGGCAAGCATTGCCACCGGTCGCAAGATCCCGATGGTAGTGGAGAACGTGAAAGGCGCTCAACCTTGGGTGGGCTCGGCACGCTGGCATTATGGGTCTTTCTACTTGTGGGGTGATGTGCCAGCATTGATGCCGTTCTCCGGGGCGCGGCTGAAGGGTCGCAGCAACTTTCACGTATTCGAAAAAACCGGGATGCCGTCTCCGTCCTGGCACGGCGCGGACCATGAAGTCAGCGTGCGGCGCTACGTGGAACTTACAAAGAACAACGGTGGCGTAAAGCAGGAGGGACTTTCAGGCCCGAAGTGGTTCAACGAAGGCGCGGCCTCAAAGTCTTCCCGTTCGAATGCCCGTAAAGCCGCTAGCGCTCAAATTGCGAAGATTCCCTTTGAACTGGCCCGGTACATCGCTTCCGTTTACAAACCCTGATACACTTTCATTCGTGCCTACCCTGGCAGATCTCGCCAACGCCATCTTTCGGCAAGAGGGCGTACTTCGCGCAGACGGAACCTGGAACACGTCAAGCGTGGGATACCGGAACAACAACCCCGGCAATCTGATCTACGCGGGGCAACCAGGTGCGCGGCCGGCCGTAATGTTCGATCCCGGCATGGGCCAGAATCAAACCTACGCCGTCTTCGACACATTGGCCGATGGGATCGCGGCGACTCAGCGGCAACTGGCGCTGGACGCTTCCAGGGGCCTTACGCTGTCCCAGAGGCTTTCCACGTGGGCAACTGGCAATAGAGAAGCGTACGTCTCGAACGTTTCATCCTGGCTCGGCGTAGACCCCAATACACCCCTAAGCAGCTTGGGACCTCCAGGGGATTTTCGTTTGGTCCCTCGTCACCCGCAGACGAAGGGACGCAAGCGGTAATCGGCGGGAGTGAACTTTCAGACGGGGCAATTGCTGCAATGGCGCTTGGCGGGGCGGCGCTGCTTGTGGTACTCTTCAGCTAATCAATCGCAGTCGATGTTAGGGAACTTCACGTGTAAATGTGCGAGCGGGCCGGGATTTGAAACCCCGGCCCGTTTCGCTTGCGGGGGCCTTACTTCTTTGCCTTTTTGCTCAGTGTCGGCGCTTCGTCGGCCTGCTCCTCGGGCGTGCCTGCGGTGATGTCCACCGAGACGGCGCCACTACCGAATACCTGAACTTCCAGGACTCCGGACAGTTCCGAAACGCCTTCGCCTAAGTCGGCGTCCACCTTCACACTGACGATTGCGCTTCCCAGCGGACCTACCGCTTTTGCAACGGCGCTCATGCCATCGGCGGCGGGTTCGACGCTCAATACTTCGGAATTGCTGGACGCCCATTCCGGCTTGCCGTCGATCGCGGCCGGGTTTCCTTTTTTGTCCACGGGTTGGATGGACAGGGTTACTTGCTGCGTGTCTTTGAGTTCGAGCATTTGGACTCCTATCGTAATTTGGCCTTCCACGTCGGCAGTGAAAACAATCTTCACGGCTGGGCCTGGTTCGATTAAGTCTAGCAAGCGTTCCAGCATTGCACCATCCTTTTGCAGGGTCGCTTTGATGTCGGCGAGACTGGTCACCATAGATTTAATTGCTTGCCAGATTCGAATCAGAAGCGTGATCATATTCGTGATAAAGTATACCCCATGAAGAACTGGAAAACGTTCCTTGGCGGGCTTTTCGTAGCAATCGGGGTGATGTATGGCCCAATTTCAGAGAAGCGGTTTCCTACCGTTTCTGAGATTACTATCGCATCGGGAGCACTGGGCCTGGGATCATCCAGCAAAGATAAAGACGTAACGGGGGCCGGTAGTATGGCTCGGCGGGTCGGAGACGGGAACTAAGGGCGATGTACCAGCTACAGCGGGGCGTGGGGGACATTGAAAACCCGTTAGATCCGATCATTCAAAAAGCAAAAGAGAACACCCAATTTGTCGTTTTGGTCGGGCTTGCGATTTTGCTCGGTGTCGGGACTCTCTTTCGCCGGTCGGGACGCCGGTAGCCTATGCCTGCTGCGGTCAACTTTGAAACGATTCTCGCGGCGGTCGTTGAGGCAATCGCCTACACTGCGAACTATCAGGACGTGATCTACACGACTGACGATATCAAAGAGTTCGCCGGCAAGTTGCTTACCACGGTGAAACATGGGAAGGGCAGCAGCGAGAATCCCACTCTGACGTTCCTTGCTACTCCGGACTTTCGGGAGCGTTTGAAAGTCGAGCTCCAGGCGCGGCACGTCAAAGTTTGATATGCTTTCGGCCATGACTCCCAGCGCAGATCAGACTACGATTGAAGCGGCACGGCGGAACACGCTGGCCAGTTCCACGGCGATGGTGGATCACTTGAACGAGCAGCGGGCAAGCCTGTACCTCTCCCGCTTTGCGAGTTGGGCCGAAATAGTGAACGCGGGCAAGATCAGCAACGCGAATCCTCCTCAACCTCCCACCGGGTACGAACTCTTCACGGATGACAACGGCTTCGCGTGGCCTGTGCCTGGGACTAAATCTGTGGCGACAATGCCGGCGATTCCTGCGGACCATTCTAAGACGCAAGCGCAACTGGACGCCGAAATGGGGCCGAATCACATCTCTATCGGCAAACACTTGGACGGATCGTACTGGGCGGCTGGACAGGATGACACTTGCCCTGCTGGATTCAAGACGCCTCCCCTTCCCGCTGGCCCTGATTGGCCGGAAAATGCCGTCTTTCAAAAGATCGGCTTTTTCATGGGCAAGGGCTGGTGGTTGAAGGTCAACTGATCCTTTGGGGCGCGGGGTACGGTACACCACTCCGCTTAATACCGATTTACAAATTGCCCCTTCACTTCCAAATCAGAACGTGATATTCTTCGCATCGAAACACACTCCTTGACTCGGGCCGCGAAAATGTTCTGTTAACCTCCGAGACAGGGCAAGAAGCGCTTTGCGGCCCGCTTTTTCCGCCCTGTAGTTTGAAGTACACTGGTTCCCATGCGAACCACTCTCCTAGCGCTCTTTCTCACCGTTTCCTGCTTTGGACAAGGGTATGCCCCTCCGGATCGTTCCTACACTGCCACGCCGGCCTTTAGCGCGACGGGAGCGGGAACAGCAATCGACAATCGAAGCACGCAGACAGGCGGCAATCCTGCGGTCTACTGGGCTCTCACCTACTGGGGGAAGTCCAGCACAATATCAATCAAGTTAGAGGGCGCTCCGGACGTTGCAGGCGTTCCAGGGTCGTACACTGCCTTGAGTGTGGCGCAAGGCTCCTCGAATCCTTCTACGGTCGCCAATGGCGGGCAAATCTACCTGTGCTGTGACTACTACCCTTGGATTCGGGTCAACGTTACGACTCTCACTGGAACGGGCGCCGCAGTGAACGTGCGGGTCTATGGATGGCGAGCTAGCGCGGTATCGCCTGGTGGAAGCTCGGGGCCGTCTGCGAATGTGAATGTGGCGCAATGGGGCGGAACGGCGACAAGCCTTGGACAGAAAGCAATGGCGGCAAGCGTGCCGATAGTCGTTGCTTCAGACCAATCGAACCTTCCCGTGTCGCAAGGCACCGCGTCTGCGCTCAATGCTCAAGTCTTCGGAGCGGCGGCGATCGGGGCAACTCCCTCCGGCAATCCAGTTCCTTCCGCGCTTCGAGATTCTTCGGGTATCATCATCCCGGAATACTGCACCACGAAAGCGGCGATTGGAAGTCTCACCTCGGGAAGTAATCAACTCGTGGCTGTCTCGGGATCTACGACTATTCGCGTGTGTGAGTTCTTCTGGAGCGGCGACACGTTGAGCACGTTCAAACTCGTGACTGGAACGGGATCGAGTTGTACTAGCCCAGCAGACGAAACGGGCGCGTTCTCTGGGGCTGGCTCCGGCCTCTTCGGGGTGGACATTGCCCCTCCAAATCCCCTTGTCACAACTGCGGCAAAGACGCTCTGCGTAGTAGTCTCAGCTAGCAGCACGGGCGGGGGATATATTCTCTACACGCAGAGGTAGGGACCAACGCAAGATCGGTCCCGGCCCTTATAACTTAACCGAGGTGTTTTTGTTAAGTTATGGATTACTGGATCGAAATCGTGTCCACGTTCGATCTGGCAACCTTGCGAGCCAAGCTGATTTTGATTCGGGCGGCGGCGTCTGGTTGGAATGCCCTTCCAAGGTTGAACAGGTTCGCCCGCTTCATCAGTTCATCGTGGTTTGACGGCAACGGCAAAGGCGCGTGGATCTTTGGAAGCACCGTCTTTACTAGTTTATCCAGGAGTGAAAGCGCGGCGGGCGGCTTGGCGGTGACACCTTGGCAGTACCAGCAGTCAAAACAGTTTTCATATCCGTAATACGGATCGTTCCAAGTTCCATTCCATCCCCCTTGCGTGACGTGGCATCCCATGCACTCGCCCTGGAACGCTCCGCAGTTGTTCAAACAGGTTTGCGCCATCGCGGAAGATGCGGCGGCACAGAGAAGCAGTACGGCTATCTTGAAGTTCATCGTTTTGGTTCGCTCCTTATCTGAGAATTGGGACGGCCTTTAAAAGTTCTGCCAACACCCAGCACGCTAATCCGAAACAGATCAGGCGCGAACGCCACGGCGCGGGGTCGGGCTGCTGATAGAATCCCGCGATGCAGAACAGCACGAAGGCGAATACGAGTAGGATCGTTGAAAGCATTTTTTCTTTGTTCCCCTCTCCGGTTGATACTATCACGTGCGGGCGTATACTGTTTTACATGAAATGGCTCAAAGCATCCTGGTACATCGTGATCACGGCGGCGGCGCTCTGGGGGTCGGGGATCATCCCCGCAGTAATTCCCGCTGCCGTCCCATCGGCTTTCAAGGTAGGCAACGGCACTAAGTTTGCCATCTCGGGCGTGAACTCTGGAACGTCGGGAAATTTGCTTTGTAATGACGCGACAGGGACAGGAAACATTACGGACGCGGCCTGCGGCGGGGCGGCGGCGGCGGTTCCTTTTAGCGGAGTCACAGCGGGGACAAACGGCAACGCTTTAGTAGAGGGAACGGGCGGGTCCATCTCAAGTAGCGGGACTGGCATAATCGAGTCCAACAAGATCCGGAACTACACGGTCTCCACTTTGCCATCTGGCGCTACTGGAAAACTGGCCTATGTGACAGACGGCGCAAGTTCATCGGATTGCACAACGGGCAGCGGCTCCACAAAAGTGCTTTGCGTGTACAATGGCTCGGCTTACGTAGCGATCGTCAACTCTGGGTTCGCCAATACGACTACGATTGGGGCCTACGCATCGCTGCCGGCCTCGGGAACTACGGCAGGGGATCAGTACATCACAAATGACAGCAGTTATCGCTTCACGTGGACGGGCGCGGCCTGGTCTGCATCGTACTTGGCCACGCCTGTAACGATTCCTCCAGCGGTTAGCGCTTTGACTTGGGTAAATCAGGGCGGCGCAACTACAGATGAAACGCTGGGCGGGATCTATCTGGAAGTGCCGGCGAACGGCAGTCCTTCCTTGCGGTCGCTGGTCAAGACTCTTCCGGCCTGCCCTGGGGGTTCGACTTTCACGGTTGGGTTACAAAATTTCATGCAGGGCGCCAATTTCGTGCATAACGGAATCTTCATTCGGGACAGTGCGACGGCCAAGACCATCATTTTCGGGCCTGGGTACAATGGCGGATATCAGGTGGCTGTGGACTATTACACGAACAACACTACCTTTTCATCGGCGCCGAAAGAGCAGAATTTTCAGACGCTTCCGCTGTGGTATCGAGTCGTGGACGATTGCACTAATTTTTCGTTCGAGTATTCCTTCGACGGGCAACACTTCCTGGTGTTCTACTCTGCGGGTCGGACGGTGCATACGGCTGCACCGAATCAGGCCGGTATCGGCGGCGACTCCGAAAATAACTTCATCACGGCTCTGAGGGTGTTTCACTGGGCCGGGATTTAGGCTTTTGGCGGCTTCCTGGCGTTTGGGTGGTAGTAGACAACCCCTAAGGGGTCTCCGATTGATTCTGGCCCGGTTTCCGCTTCAGCGTGGGGATTTTAAGCATTATCTCCTCGAAGCGTTCGAGAAACGCCCTTTCTGCCATCTTGGGAGTCCACGGGATAATGAACTCATCCAGCGGTGCTACACTATCGCGCCACGGCTGGGGCAGGCGGGCCATCAGGTCGCGGCGCTCGGTGTGTAACAGAATATTGTCTGCCGTTTTTACGCTGGGGTCCATTGAGGGGTCCATCCTGAAGCGCTCGCAAATACACTCCATCAATCTGTCTTCGATTTGGCGGTAGAGTTCGCCAAATCCTGGAAAGCGCTTGACGGGCCGCGCCACGTCACAGATGTACGCTTCGCTCGCATCGTGCATCAGGCCCCATAGCGCATGTTCTTCCGGTACGATCCGGCTAACCCTGACGGAGTGCTCGGCCACGGAATAGAACTCCCTCACGTGTCCTGTGTATCGGCAGATATTCGAAAGGGCGTGCGCTATGTCTTTAATGTGAACATCTTCCGGCCTGGGGTCCAGCGGCCAGAACTGCCGGCCCGTGTAGGTCTGAATCCAATCTCCCGTACGGCGAGTATCGCCATTTCCAGCGGCAGGAGACTCCATGCCCGAAGAGACAGGCGCTTGCCGTTCCAGGGCTTCAGCGATTCGCGTCAAAGGCCCTCCACGGTTTGAATCTGCGGGGCCGTCTGAGATCAGGGCCATTGTGTCACACAGTTCTTCGATCTCACCGGCAATCTTCCGCAGGCTTTCCGCTTGTGAGATCCATGCCAGTGCTGCGGCCTTGTGAAGTAGGGGCTCTGCGCCTCGGAGGTGCTGCGGGGCATCGTCTACCGCGTAAATTATCAATCGTTCCAAACGTTCAAGCTCGGCGGGGATATCTACAGGGCGATCCTCAATTGGGATAAAGGGTTCTTCGGGCGCGTAGTGTTTCTCCGGCTGCTCGCTGGATGGTTCGCCGGTCGCGGCTGGAAACACATCGTTGGGCGACGGCTTAACTTTGGGGTGGGGCGGTCCTGGGCTGAAATCGTGTATTCCGTTTGGCGATGGCTGGCAGTACATGCCCATGTGAGCTTCGTACGCATGGCCTGGGGTACACCCGCAATATCGGCAAATATTCTCAGGCTTGTATTCTAATACGTCTTCCCTTGGTCCTCGGTACCTCGGCTCGCCGCTCGGCGGAATTACGCCCTCGGTCCACTCTGAAGGGATCGCGGCGCCCTCGCGGGGTTTCTCTTCGACTGCATGTACTGGGTGTTGTGCGATGCAATGGCACAGAACGCAGGTGTCTTGCCCTGGGTGTTCACATGATCTCGATGAAGTCTGGAATTCATGCGGCCGTAACGCTACTTCTGGCGCGGGGCCGCATTCGCCTTGGTGGGCATTGGGAAGGGCGCACCTGGCGTTTCCTTGCTTGTCCAGCGGCTTGAGGCAGGCAGGGTGCAGGCGGCTTGATCGGATGGATTTTGGGTTAATCCAACCGTATCCCGTCCAATGCTCGCAAGGCCCTTGCTTGCAAAATGGGCATGGACCTTTAGCGGTACTCCAGGGACGCCCGATTGCCGATAGCGCGGCGGCTACATCTCGATCCCCTTGTTCTCGATGCCCATTGATCCGACATGGGACACGGCAACTGGGATAGTCTTCGTATCCGGTTGCCCCGCAGAACTCGCACCCGGATTCCATCACTTGACACGCTCCAGTTTCTTGCCGGGAGAGTCGGGCAAGCGGTCGGGTTGGCCGGCTGGGGGCGGCGGAAGGTGGGGCGGTAGAATCCAGGAGATTTCAGGTGGATTGATCAGATGAAACAGTCTGGTGATAGCTTCTGACGCCATTCGCTGCGCTGTCTCGATCTTTTTCGTGGGCTTCGTGATCAGGTTCGAGCCTCGCGCGCCCTCCTGCACCACGCAGGCGTATAAGCGCTGGGTGTCCTGATCGTGCGTAATTTCGATTGTAATTTTCATTTGGTCCTGAGTTCTTCCACGTATTTACACTTCGGATTCTGACACGCTCTTGCAGTTGCGAGGCTCCCTGGTCGAAGTGGAGGTAGGGAGTTTTGATTACACTGAGGGCAACGATTCACGGCTTAAAAGTCCTCCGGTATTAAACCTGCTAAGTTCCACACAAATATATGGCCTTCGATGATTTCATGGTCTGGATCGTCCTGCCGTGTGACGTTGCTTATTGTGGCAACGTATTCATATTCCTCCGGCAGTGACGCTGTAGGGTCGGAAACTTCAATACACGGCCCATTGGCTGAAAAGTATATTTCGAAGTCGTACTTCTTGCAGCATTTGGTTAGAAGTCGGGTCACCTCTGCACAAAACTGGCCTAATTGTTTTTCTCTCTTTGGTGGTAGCAGGCCCTTAGGCTCTGGCCCTGGCTTCCTCATGCGCCCATCCTCACCTTCAAGAGTCGTTCCT